ATTTGACCAACCGTACCAATGGAACCGGTACCGCTTCGGAAAAGCTGAGTCTCAATCGAGTTAGACAGAGAGTTCATCGCTCCATCAATGCTCGCCTTCAATGCCTGAAGGAAAGCCATTGCATCGCCTTTAGAAGCTTCCGCTGCTTCTGAGCCGACTTGTGCAATCGAGTAGTTTGAAACCCGAGTTAAGAGAAAGTCATCCACACTAACTTGGTTAGATGGTGCTGTTCCGGTGGTACCCTGAGCATTTCCGAAGCTTGCACTTCGGCCCTGCGGGTCACCGTAAACGTTAACAATAGGCATATTGCGACCACCGAAATCGGAACGCTTAGGAAGCATTGCCAATAAGGGTCGTCGAGAAAGAGTTGTTTTGGCTAGGTTGCTAGCAGAGTAAATCTGCTTCAACGCTGCGTCGAAATTGGTGACAGTAGTTGCCATTTTTTAAAATCCCTAATCCGTCCAAGTATCAGACGGAATCAACTTCGCTGCCTCCCTTAATAGCTCGTACTCCGACATTTTCGACATGTCAGGCACTTCTGCTGCAGGCGTAGCTGCGAGTGCGTTAGTCAAAGTTTGTGGTTTTGATTGTTCGCCGGGATTGCTTGTGGCTGGTACTACTGCGCTCTTTGGTTCAACGGATTCGCCCTGGAACCCAAGCAGTCGTCGCACTGCTTCATTTTTAGATAAGCTTTTTAATTGCTCCGTTAATTCACTTTGAATTCTACGGGCAGCATCAGTTGGTGTCAACACTTCTCCCTGGTCGGTGGCGTGCATCGAAGCCAGGTTAAAAATTAAGGTTTCGCTGTCGGGGTATCCCCGTAAAAGCTCGAACTCTTCACCCTGAAGAACCGAGTTTACGTCTTTTTGGTATTCCCGAACGTAGCGTTCGTTAGTTTGTTCTTGAATGATATCACGCTGCTGCGCCAATTCTTGCCTTAATTGTTGGATGTCTGACGTACTCCTGTCAGAATTCCGACGAATTAACTCCTCAGGGGAGGCTGCGCCGTCGTTTATCACCCTTTTAGCCAAATCATCGAAAGTCATTCCTTGTTTCTCGATGAATTCTACGGGGTTTTCCTTAAATCCGCCTTGGTATCGGTCTAATTCAGCCTTCATGGAGTCCATTTGGGCTTTCATGCTCTCCATTTGGCGGCGCTGCTCTTTAACTTCGGTGCGTTCCGCTAAGTTACGCTTCTCCGCTGCCTTAATCGCTGCCCAGGACCGGTCGAACTGGTCCGGTTCTTTGGGGGCTTCGGCCGGTGGAGCTTCTTCGGCTGCGGGTGTTTCCGGTGGGCTAGTCATATTCTGACTAGGCTCTGGTGTAGTCTCCACTGCCGGGGCTTCTGCTCCTGCCTCGGTAACGGACTCTAAAATTGCTGCTAAATCTGGCTCGCTCATGGTTTTCCTTTACATTAGTCCAGGGGGCAAAGCTCCTGGTGGTATGGCTCCGGGGGGTGCCGGTTCCATTGGCAGACCTTCTGCGCCTGGTGGCATCCCCATTGCGTCGGGTGGCATTCCTTCGGGTCCAGGCATCATCGGTGGCGGAGCTTCGGCCATTGCCTGGAGTTCATCAATCTGGACAATCCATCTTCGGAGAAGCTCCACTCGGTCGGTGGGAGTATTGTCCACTTCGGCACGGAGAAGGGCTAAAGTCGCTCTTTGCCGCGCCATATCGAGGTTCATCATCGGGTCAGGTGCCCTAAATTCCCCATCCTTCAGAATTCGCTCGATGAATTTGTCTGTGATGTCCAATGGGGCGTTGATAAGCGACCGGATTTTATCCAAATCGGGGATATCGAGTAGGTGAACTGACATCGAAGCAAACTCAGGGCTCACTTGGGCAAGCTCTCGGAGTGCGGCAATTTTGCCTGCCGGTGTACCTTCGAGGTACGAGACCGGGGCGCACCGCATGGTGTACATATTTTTTTCAATAGAGACTTCTTTAAAGTTAATCTGCTCTACCGACTTGTCTCCAGCGGCCAATACCTTGATTGCCCCACCACCGTTCTCCGTAATCGCTCTCGCGGTTTCGTTCATTTGCTCCGCAATGGCTAGGTGGAACCGCTCCCAATTCTGGCCAACATGCATAAACCGCTTTGAACCAATATCGTTGTAGGTTCGGAGGGCCTGCCCTGAATTCAACCCGGCTGGCTTAATTGAAGTTGCTGCCATCTCCGAAAGCCCCACCTGCTGAAACGCTCGGCTATAGAGGGTGTCCAGATACTGTAGAAACATCGGGTTAACCGGGTTGGGGGTGAGAAGAGTTGGGGGAGCTTCCCGATAAGTATTCATCGCCCAAACCTTGTTGGTCACTGAGCCATTAGCCACTCCCGAGCCCTTCTTCATCCACATTTGGCCAGCGCTCGCGGTGAAGTGGTCTTGAATCTTCTTAGCGATGTAATTGATTTCCACTTGAATGGTGGAGAGTTCCTCGGCAATCCCCGAGCCCCAAAAGCCCAAGGGGGATTTCTGCCATCGGAAGATAGCGAAAGGGAAGTTGTCCCGGTCCCATGGCTCATCAACTAAGGTGACGTTGGACGCGCAGATCACATGCCGCCCATCTTTAGCGCCGGGGGTAGAGGGTAGATGCCACGCTTCGACGCAACTAATTAAGTCAGTCACCCCTTGGTGGGTAACGAAGTCATCGTTTCGAATTAGGTCTGCGTTTTCGAGTTGGGTTTTGTGTTTCGGCCAAATGCCAGCGGCGACCTCTCTGACAATTTCTTTATGCTGATAAAGGCTGCGGGGGTCGCCCATCATAGATTCTTGGTCATCCACCAGAATCTCGTTAGGGAAGACTCTTTCCGCATGAATCTTATCGTCGTACTCGTAAATCTTCTCGATGCCGGTTCCGAAGATTGCCGCATCCCTGAAGACATCTAGGCTCATGGCGTACTGGTCGGTGGCGTAGAACTGCCCGTTGATAAACTTCCCCAATGACTCAGCGCGTTGCCGCAAAGTGAAATCTCCCCCAATCGTCAGGTACTCGGGGCGCGGTCGGTTCGTCGCAATGTGCGCCACGGCAGCATCGATAACCGAACGGATAACATTTAGCCGTAGCCGGTCACCCACGCTGTTCAAGGCGTAGGCTCTGGAGTTTAGCCCTTGCGCCATCCGGTTAGAGTAGAGCCGGAGATGGTGAAGATTGGCTTCTCTCTGGTAGACCTGGTTCTCGTCCAAGTGTTCAACAACTTCAAAAATCGAGCGGAAGACATCGGACTTGTTCAGCCACCAGTGCTTTCTATCGTCACCAAAAAACATAAGAGCATCCTTTAACTAGAGTAGTACATCATTTCATCGCGCTCTTTTTGCTCTTGAGCTTCGTCTTTTTTCTGCTGCTCGCCTTGCTCTTCCAGCGTCGAGTTGATGTACGAGTTCAGTTCATGCTGATTATACATCTTATCGGCCAATTCAAGGTCTTCGGGGGTTACTGCCACCGGGGCAAATTCCGCCTCGACCCCTTCAACCTTTATCTTCATCACGTTATTTTCTCTGGCCCACTGGAGAACTTCCATAATGGTTTTGTGCGTCATGCTACTAGCCCTTCCTGTTCCTGCTCTTTGTCTAAAAGCTCTTGGATGGTTTCAGGGATACATAAGATATCAATCTCGATTCGAAACCGGCGCATATGCTTAGGGCGCTGGCTATCCCCCGGTGGGTTGCCTTCTCGCAATTCGTAATGGTTCACGTTGTTCTCGGGGAACCAAAGATGCTTCACCCCCCAATTGGGAGTAATGCCACTCTTGGCTTCTTCAATGTACCGGTCAACAGAAGTCTTGATGACTCGCATCCGAACGCAGTCAATCTCCCACTGGCTAAGTGGGACGTATTCCCCCGGTTGGGCGCAGCGGAGTTTCTTTTTCTCCGGCGCATCCTGCTTTTCCATGTAGTCGTCAACAATCCCCTCGACTACGTGTGGGGCGTCCAAGACGTCAATCTTGTCCGGGTCCGCCATATCGGTTCCGACTAATTCTTCGGGGAGTCCCTTCATGTTGTCGGGGACTTTTCTGAATCGGTGCTTATGTCCTTTTACTTCTCGCTTATTTCCCTTAGCGTCGAAGATATATCTAGCCATTGGTTTTCCTTTTTGCTGCCGCCACTAATGCTTTTAGTAACTTCTTTTTCTTTTTATACTTTGGGTCTTTTTCTTCCGCTTCCCAACGCTTCGCCATTTCTGGCTCGTTTTTGTGCATCCATCGTCTTTGGGCTTCTGATTTAAAAGGCATGTTTCCTCCAACCCCCTGCTGGGAATA